TGAAAAGCCTGCTAACATCACTTCTTCTTCAAACGCTCTATCTGATGATTCCTCATCAAATATCTCTGCGTGCTCATTTTCATATCGATCGTACTCTAGACCAAACAGCGCGTTAAGTCCAGGTTCTAGCTCTTTAGCTAATTGTGCTCTTGAGATAGCCATTTTCTAACCCCTTCCTATATGCCTGTTGTAGCGAAGGTACCAACCGCCGCACTTGTGTTAAGATTATAGTGACCATTTAATCTTACGATATACTGATGACCTAATGCAGAATAGTCTTCATTAGCTTCATCCTCGTAAAGACCAACAATCCTCACATCTAATGTATTAGTAGTAGCAGCTGAACTAATGTCTAACAAGTCACTAGATTTACCTGTTATAGTGCTACCATTATTTACACTTGCCATGTCACAGTTAGCAAAAGTATCAGCAAGAGCCGTTGCTCTATCTGTGTTAGTGCCATCTGCTACCACAACAAAAAGTTGCATAGGATCGTCAAATACGAATGCTTTCACAGGAAAATTTGTGTCCACACTCACGTTGTTTGATCCAGGCCAATAGTTTTTAAAGGTAGTTTTTCCAGTTGTAGAGTCTACAAATTCTACACCACCTAATACTCCTAATGGGGACACCGCTTGATCTGTACAAGCAATGGTTCCACCAGCTAACGGAATAACAATCCCGCCATTGTATATGGCTGTTGTATAGTTGTTTGCAATCTCATACTGTGTAGTGGCATTGTTAAATGGATTACCACCTACCTTACCTATCGGACGAAGACCAAAACCAGCAGTTAAATTATTTGCCATTTTACTTTACTCCAATAATGGGGGCCATCCTATTCTTTTTTAGGACCGCCAAAGGTTACACGAGATTGACGATCAGGTCTATTGATCGTCATGGTTGAATGTGCGTTTTCTCTCATCATATCCTGATCCACTGCTTGCATCTGATCTGCTTTCCTTTGATTAAAGTATGCAGTTCTTTCTGCTATAGTTTCTTCAGGCATGCGAGCTAAAACTAACCCACCTACTCCGAAAACACCTTCATACTTACCCGAATCTACTACTGGGGCTTCAAAATCTGGATATTCATCTGCTCTAACGAGTTCCCAACCTTCTCTAAGCTTTGCGGAAACATTCTTTGTATCGTTAAAGCCACGAGTTTCTGCTCTTACCCATCTATGTTTGAAACCATCTGGTGCGGGTGGTGCATCCAGCATGGATGGTGGAGCCCACGGCTTACGCGCTGCCGCCTTCTCCCTTGTCTGTGTTGCGCGAGGAGTCCTCTTAATAGAACCTTCAAACATATCGTCTTGCTTTTCCATAATTTTACTCCTTAACGTATTTTGCGTATTGTTCTAGACTTACTCCCAGTTTTTTCGCCATAGCTACTTGTCTTTGAGTTAGTCTAACCTTAGTCCCACTACTGCGCCCAGAGTTACCAGAGGATCTGTTAACAGAAGCAACCGTCTGAGCGGGTCGTTTACTCTGAGATCCATCCTTAAACTTGTGAGGAAATTCTTCCTTCATTCGTCTATCTAAACTATCATAGTACTCATCGCTCTTTGGGTCAATCCCCTCTTGTTCGACAAGTTCTTTATGAATACCAAAAGCTGCATAAGTCATAGCGCTATCTTCGCCAAACCAGTCATTCCGTTGAGCCCAGCTTTCTGCCTTTGGATCAGGCCTTGCTGGTGCTTGAGGTGCTGTTTGCTGGGCCATAGACGGTGCTGGAGCCTGCTTTTGTCTTTTTTCATTAGCAGACTTAGCCTGAGCTGCTCTGTCAGCCTCTACAGCTAGTTGTGTCATTTTTCTTTGAGCAGCTACAGCTGCCTCTGTGTCACCAATTTCCATAGCATTTCTAAGTGCTGCTTCTGTTTGAGCCATGTCTGATTCTACGCGACTAGAGTACTGGTCAACGTAACTGGTGTCCATTTGATTTAGTTTTTGAGCTAACTGTTGGTTTTCTTGTTCTTTTTGCCTTGCAAAGCGAAGCGCTTCATCAGCATTTTTTTCAGCCTCACGCATTTTTTTCGTAAGGCGGTTAATCCTTTTTTGAGTTTGGTTCTCACTTTTCTTAAATTCATCTTCAGTTTCATTAGTTTCATTGGCATCAACCTCTACATCAGCTGTCTCCGCTGGTTTATCGACCGTAACCTCAACGTCAGGACCCTCTTCTTCTCCTAAGTCCAAATCTAATTCTGCTTGTGCTTCTTTTCCACTCATAATTACCTCATTAATAATGTAAAACGTCTTCAGGGTCCATTATTTTTGCTAAAATCTCATCATCGTTCAAGATTCGTACTTCTCCGCCATCTATTTTAAAACGAGATCCTGCATATCGGGCAAACATTACCCAATCCTTTTCTTCACACCAAGGGCCTGTGGGAAATTTTTCTGTATCTTTGTATGCCAAAGACCCTGCTTTTAATACATAACCAACTTGTGTGGAAATCTGTCCCTCTTCTACAATCTTATCTGGTAATAAAATACCGCCTTCAGTTTTACCTTTACCTCTGTATGGTAATATCAAAAGCCTCCACCCTGTAGGCTTAGGCATTCTTTCTATCAAACTCTTTTCTATTAAACTTGGATCTAAAACCCTGTCATTGGGGTCTACATATGTTTTATTTAACTCGGTGGCTGTTGCTTCCATCACTCTTCCTCTTGTTCTTTTTTATCTAAAAGATTTTTTACTTCTTCTTCTAAATAATTTAAAGATCTCAACTCTCCCATCAGACCTTTGTAATGTTCCATATTTTTTACATTATCAAATTCTAAGGTGTCGCGAATCAATCCTCTTCTTTCATTTATAAGCCTAAATACAGCTTGTGCAAGATAAATCTCATTCATTTATATAAAAACCCTATATTTTTCTATTCTGTCCTATAATCTCTTATATCGTCAGGCTTAGTTTCGCATATAGGGCATCTATATTCAACAAATTTCATAATTCCTGCAAAAGGGATTGGTTCTTCTACTTCTTTTTTAACAAAAGCTATCTTATGTATGTAACAAATTTCATCCTTTAGTGACACGCCGTATACCCTTTACATGTTTTCTGTAAAAATAATTACCAATTTTATTAAAAAATTTAAATAATTCTAAATTTAATCTTGTCATCTTCTTACTCTACAATTTGGACAAAAGTTTCCTTCTGGGAGCTCAAAACCACATTCTGGACATTTATTTACGTTCTTCATGTCTTTTTTCTCTTCATTGGTTTTTTTGCTGTCTTCTTAGCTTGAGCAAAATTTTTAGCTGTAGGCGCTCCTTTTGCACCTTTGCTTCTCATTTTCTCGCCGCTTCCTGCAGCTATTCTTTTTCTTTTTTTATTTATATTTTCATACAAGCTCATTTTGTTAGTCCTTTCTGCTTTTCATATGTCCTGAGTCCCCCAATGCCGAGCATGCCACCGAGAACAGTTAAAAGTGTGCCCATATCAAATTCAGGCAGCTCTGGTAGTTCTGCACCCGCAAAACTTGCACCAAATATAATTAAATCTTTTATTATAAAGTGATAGGCAAAAGCTATCGCACAGACCCACCCAACTGCTGGCCTCCAGCCGCCCTTGAATATAGAACCGCTTGCAGCTTCTGCTTTGTTAATCTCTAACTGAGCAAGCAGAGCCTCCTGCGCATGTTTTTCAGACATGGTGGCTATCTCGTGGGCGAGCTTCGCCTTCTGATCTGCGTCAGGTATAAATTTATCTAGAAGTCCTGTTACTGGACCTATCAATGCTTGTAACATTATTTAACTCCATTCTTTGCCATGTAAGCACTTGTCCCCATGTAGGTGCCAACAATACCCGCTCCTGATATGTAAAATAAATTAGATATATCTGCTAGGGCTTCAACACGTTCAATAGGGACTATAAACATAGCAACTGTAAATACACCCATACCAATCAAAGTGTATCTTGCCATGCGTAATTGCGCTAAGTTTTTTCTAAGTTTTGTTTCTGTTTCTTTGATTTCTTTTGCTTGCTGTAGTTCTTCATTGGTAATTTCGTTATCACCGTCAAGATCATATTCATCTAGTATAGAACCTTTTTGTAATTTTTTCTGTACCATTAATATACTTTTACCTTATCAGAATCGATACTCGGAACTAACTTACAAATACACTCGTATGTAACACTTTGACCCACCTCATTCTTGTACTCCTGCTTACTTAAAAATTTTGTGTAGTAAGTACAATCATTGACAGACTTAAAATACACGGCTCCCTGAGCTACACCATTCATATAACAGGCAAGCATGAAAGCCGTCACCATTACATCAAATCTTTGTAATAACTCATGTCACCGCGCACGCTGTAAACCTCACCGCCGCCTGCCATCTTTACAGGTTTAACTTTATCACCATGACCCTGCTTAATTAAAAACTCTTCAAAAGACATAGTATCTGATGCTGGTCCATCAAAATATTCTTCTCTTAAATCTTTCTCAGTTCTTTTATCACCTTTTTTAGCCACCTTGACCTCCTTGTTGTTTCATTTGCTCTCTTCTCTCAGCTGCATTAATCCTTGCCGCAGTCTGCTTCTCCTGACTTTCTAGTCTCTTATCAAACTGTGCATCTCTTTGTGCAACCTTCTGCGCTTCAAGTCCAAGTTTCTGCCTGTCAATCTGAGCATCATTCTGTTCAGCTTGAGCCTTAACCTGTAACTCCTTCTCCTTCAACTGTACTAACGGATCAGGCTTGCCCGCTCCAGATAGTTCAGCACTCAAGGCCTTCAATCTAGACATACCCTCAGCTACATACTGAGCTGTCTTAGCCTCCAAGTCAATCATCTGCTCCTCTGATACAGCCTCACCACCGCCAGCTTGTATCAAATCAACAGCAGCTCGCTCACGAGCTCCTATCTTTACATGCTCCATGATGTGCTTCTGTAGAGCCACAGCCATCTGTGGTGACTGTGCTACCAGAGGTGTAGAACCAAAAACCATGTGAGCCATGATGTGAGCTTCGTGATCCTGTCCTTCAAATGCCACTAAACTTATCTGATCAAGAACATCTATGTTCTCCTGTGCGGGATCTTTTGGTACAGCTTCAGGTTCAGGTGTTCTCTTCAATATTCTGTCAATATCTCTTACACCCAACGCCTCATACATATCTCTAAACACTTCATATAAGTTGTGCATATCAGGCGCAGCTGTCGCAAGCTGCATCTTGGTTTGTGCTAACGAGATCCTTTGTGCCTGACTAAATATATTAGGATTAGATACAGGTAACACATCTACACGGTCATCAAAGTCAGTTCTCTTTATACTGCCATCAACACCTGTAATACTATATGGATACTCGTCAGGTAAAAACTCTGCCATGACATTAGATAACAACTTAAACTCTAACTTCATCGCATAGTGCAATCTCTTATGAACAGCAGACATGACCCGTGAGCCCTGTTCCAACATCGCTATAGTAGTACCCACAGCTGCCTGTTGATTGCCATCGCCTACTTTTAAATCTGTTATGGTAGCAAATCTTTGTCCTGCATTAACTACAAAGCCTAATAAGCTCATCAAAGTCTGATCAGGTCCCTTGAATGGTAAAGACATCAAGCTTGCTTTAATATCACCCCCTGGGGCATCTACATCTCTAAACTCTCCAGGCTGTAAAGGCTCATCATCATCCCTGATCCGTAGGCCGCGGGCCTTAAATCCTGCTGGCAAGTTCGATAATGTACCTGCATCAATCAACTGTCTCAACGCAGCAGTCGCGGTTCTTGATAAACCACCAATGGTATGTATCAAACCTAAGCCATAAAAACCAAAGCCTGGAAGAAACTTGTAATGTACAAAATATTGTATCTTCGCTTTCTTCTTGTCATCTTCTTTGTAGTTCCTGCGAATCGCCAGTATCTGGCCATTATCCTGCGATATGGTGACAATATACGGTACCTTAATGCCTGTTGGCTCCCCGTCCTCGTCCATCTCTTCGTAACCTTCAAGATCCAGATCTACATGACACTCTAATAATGTACAGTCATAATCTATCTGAGATGGATACATACCATCTATTCTCTCAATCTCGTCAGCTAAACTACCAGAATCAGACTGAGCTGGTATCACAGGTATGTCTTTGTAAAAACCAGATACCTGTCTCTTTCTCAAATCATTCAAGCTCATCTTCAGAACCTGTGTGATGTTAGGACAAGTTTCTAAATCAGTCGTGTTGTACGGCACAATCAAATTTTCTGCAGGAACAAACTTACTTACAGCTCGGTCCAAGTTCTCATCATAATAAACTTTCTTGAACGTACTACCTGCTAACGGTAAGTAAAACAACATCTGATCTAACTCAGGCGTGTACTCTTCCATAATACAGGTTATGTAATAGTTCATAAACTCCTTTACACGTTGAGCTTGGTCTTCTT